CATTACGGCCACGAACGCCAAGCGTGTAAATCCCGGCATTCAGGCCGTAAAACTCATATCGGAACTGATCGGTCTCATACTGAGCCACTACTTTCCCGTCATCGGTGTATACATACACTTCAAACATCAGCTTTTTGGTAGTGGTTGCCGTCTCCCATGTGGCCGTAACCTGGACAGTCTCAGAGTTGGTGTTGATGATACGCAGGTTCTCCACATTCGGTACACGGTAACCGTTCAGCGTATCGTTGGGAACTTCGAACACGGCACCTTCATCAACAATAGCCTGTTTGTTCGGATCATGTTGCGATGCGGTGATGCTGTAGACAGAATTGTTATCCGTCTCTGCAACGCTCAGGATGCGGAAGAGTCTGGTTGAAACGTTACTGGTGGAGATAGCGAATACAGTGCCGTCACGAACCCATGCAGGCATAGTTTTCAGCGTCACTACATTGTCGGCAATGCTGGCAATCAGGTACTTAACGAATTTCCCGTCACTACCCATGATCGACATGGTGTCGCCTTCTGATATCAGAGACGAATCAACAGCATCAACGGTAATTTTGTTACCCGCATGCGACATAATGCGGCCACCAAGACGCGCACCAGCATAGTTGTTGTCCATGACTTCAACGATATCACCCGGCGTGAAGTGGATGGCATCCCGAGCCATCTGGAAAGACAGTCTGCTGCTTTCACGCTTTGCTGTTTCCAGCAACCATTTACCGGCTCGCCATGCCTGGCCGCGTGAGGTACAGCCGAACGCCTCAAGGGTGGTTTCGTTGTAGTTCCCGCGGGCGATCATATCATCGTCGGAAACATACTCTTTTACCTGCTCCCAGCCGTTATCCGGGTCAGTCCAGGACACAACAACGGCATTGTATTTCTCTGAACGCTTCACGGAGCTGCGCTTAAACTCGCCATCAACTACGTTAGCATTCGTGATTGTCGCAATTGGGTCTTGTGGCGCGTCCAGCATTACTGAAAGACGCATACCGTCCCACAATGCAATTCCACGGAACATACTCGCTATCTTGTCGAGAATGTCACGCGCACTCGCCTGCTCGGTAATATAGGCATTCAGCGTCATCCTTGGTTCCTGCCCGCCGTAGCCATCATTAACAAGCTGATCGCAATACCGTGAGAGAACATAGAGTGCGCCATCGTCAACATCGATGTATCCGGCGCGTTTCGCCAGGCCAAATCGGGTATTTTTCGCCAGTTCACGGAACAGCCAGGCGGGATTATTAGTCCAGGCTTTTTTAAATCCGCCAGTCCACAGCCCAGAGTAGGTGCGCGTCAGTGGATTATAGTTGTCAGGAACGTCAACAATCAGGCCGCGAAGATGATATGTGCGACTCGGGGTATCGGTGTACTGGTCACGGTCGATAACTGCACCCGCAATAGCGGAGAACGGATAGTTCAGGTTATCGTCGGTGATCTCGCTGTAGCTGTTCCAGATGGTACCGTTTGACAGCAAATCACTGGTGCTGTCCGGCGTAATTCGACGCACTCGGATATCGAACGGTTTAGTTTCCGGCGCGTCAATCAGGTGCGCCTCAAGATACTCACCGGATATTTTACCTGTAATTGTGACGGTCTTTACTATTGCCCACCCGCTAGCTCCAGTTCTGGTCTCCAGAACCAAAGTGACTGAAGTGTTCTTCTGGTTCCCCTTTTTGTCCTGCTCTACCAGTCCGGTGACACCAACGTTGAAACGAACTCGGGTTACATCCTGATCCGTAATGGTGCGTACCAGCGGGGTATCGTAAGTGACCTCAGTGTTAACAATGGTCGTCGCTTCGATTGCAGAGAAACCGTTGATTGGCGACTGCGTTTCAGAACCCGGCCTCCATGCCACGCTGACTCCGTTAACGCTGACGTTTCCGTTGGCGTCAGTAACCGGCGTTTTGTTCAATTTGAATGAAGACAGATGTGACTGATCAATCGGTCCGTAAATCGGACCCTCACTGATAAGGTCAAGCACCCGGTAAAATTGTTTTGACTTGAGGTTATCGTCGAGGAGTTTCGGGGTTGATGCTTTACCGCCGCCTGAAGACATAGCGCCACCTTAGCTAATTGATTCTGTCCAGTCCTGGTTGTTACTTGTGTCAATACCGAGAGAAATGACGTTCGAACCGACTTCCATTTCCCCGAGAAGGATTGGCACCGGACGCCCTTGCCCGACACGGTTTTCCGCACTGGTAAATGAGTTGTTCGTTAGCGTGTTTGTCTCAGCCGCTTCCGCTGACGTTTTGGTTTTCATGTTGCGTGACATGTAGACCGAGTACGCAATTGACGCCACGCTGACGGCAACCGCAATCCATGCCGCAGCAGCGGCAGTGAGAGCGCCTTCAACTACCGGCACAAACAGGACTACAGAACCATCTTTCAGGTGGCGATCCAGATGCCATTGCATAGCCGATGTCTCAACATCCTCACCCGCTATTCGGATCCGAAGTTTTGTATTGAGGAATGCTTTTTTGAATTCGTGATTCTGGGCAAGAAGCAGACGCAGTCCCTGCGCCGGCGTGTCTACGTTCAGAGAGATTTGGCGGTAAAATCGGCGTAAATTGCCCGCAAATTTAAAGATGAGCACTGTTCATGTCTCCATATGGAATGCATCTGCTTAACGTATGCCGGGCGCATTTGCTCCCTCCGGCTTAAATGCCCTGAGCAATCGTGGTGAAGAACCATATTGTCATCGAGCAGAATCATTGCATGGCAAGGGTCGGCGCCGGGGAATGGCTGCCTGATTATTACGTCACCTGGCAGCGCTTCTCCCGGCGATACCTGACAGAAGCCATTACGCGACATGTTGCTCAAATAAAGGTTCTCCCCTCTCAGCCACCAGCCATTCGTCCTTTCGAAGTCAGGGAGGTCAATGCCGCACAGGTGATACGTATCACGGAATAGCGTGTAACAATCAGTCACTCCGTGCTCGAACCGCCTCCCCAAAAGGTAATCCACCGGCCTGAACGTTCTGATTTTCCCGTTGCAGGCCAGCACCCATGGAAGGCCCGATGCAACCTGCCATTTACGGTCGGCGCCGGACAGAACCGGGCTGTTCATTGGGTGAGAGTGGAATACCGCAGTCACCTCTCCAGCCTCCTCGGCCGCCAGCCAGTCATCATCACTGATCCGGAAGTGCTTTCCGGGTTCCGGGTGAACATTCCGACAGCGGAACAGCCGCGCGCCGTCCAGGATTAAGCCGCACACCTCATCCTGCGACGATGCCGCATAATCGAGTAATTCCTGCATCATGAAACCTTCTGAGAGCCGGGGAAGCTGCTGATTGGCATTGGTTCCGGTCGCGGATAACGGAAGCGGCAGCCACTACGGCGGTGAGAGCACTTATCTTTCGCCGGGTCAGTGGTTGGATTGTCGCGCTCATCTGCAACCGGCGGCCCGTCATATCCGCACCCGACGCCGCGATACTGCCACTGGCAGACGTCGGCAAGGATGGTTCGCGCCGGGATGATAGCGTTGTCGCAGTCAATCGGTGTCGCCAGCGTGTAGGTCACCTGCTCGAACGTCTCTTCCGTCATCTCCTCAACAACGTAGCGGGAAACCGCTTCCTGCGTCGGATCTGCGTCAGGGTTGCCATTGGGGAAGTTCACCGCGTCCAGATACTTCACAGGAACCTGTCTCCGGGTGATAACGACCCCCAGCATGTCATCAAAGTCATGGTTGATGCCAGTCAGCAAGCCGGTAACATTCGCCACCGCCATTGTTGGCCGGGCATATGTGCCTTCGTTCTTTGACTCGAACCCTTCGACTGCTATCGGGTATGCCTGATACTGATTACCCTTCCAGATCACATTTCCGTAATAGCCATTGGTGCCGGAATGGAACCGGATAAGGTCCCCGCCAAATGGCTGCAGGTCTGCTTCGAAAAGGTCAATGAAAGCGCCTACTCCGGCATCGACGCTATCGATAATTAAATTCACTGGTATGTCGCGCACGGCAAACTCCCATAAAAAAAGCCACCTTGCGGTGGCTACTGTGTGCTTATCAGGGTGTTACTAAATAATATCCCCGGTTAAAGTTAGTGATTCAGCCCGTCAGTGGTGGGACACTGGCGTACTCAATAAAGAGGGAATGGCTGATCACCTATTAACGAAGGAATAATATGACCAAATACAAGTTTGAAGACGTTGATACCAGCTCTTCGCCTAACGCAGAAGACATAGCGTATGCTCTCATGGCTGCATTTGGAGCGCTCGCTTCAACCGTTGTCGGAGAGGATAAGGAAAAGCAGGCTGAGTTGTTTAGAAAATTCGATCAGGCATTGACGCACAATGAAGGGGCAAGTAGCTATATTGAGCTTGCCCGGATTGCACAGGCTACGAAATTTTCCCTAACCGGACCGCAGTAATACCATCAGTTTTTTTAATTTCAAGCGCGGCTCTTTCTTGGGCCGCATTTAACACACCACCAGGGCGGCAGGCGCTCGCAATTTTTTCGGATGCTATTTTACGCATAGCTTCGCTCATTTCACCGGTAGTTTTCTGCTGAGCAGCCATATTTGCAATAGCCATTTCCAGCGCTTCAACGCGTTGTTCCAAAGTCATAATTATCCCCTTATCGTGGTACCTGTTCAAACGTTGCCGTCAGTTCAAATAGCGGCCCCGTCTTTGTTAAACTCCAGGAGCGGCAGACAAACAGCGCCTGCACTCCGGTATCTGATGGCGTCCAGTAGAAGGATTCAACCGCGCCACGTGCTTTTAGGAACGCCTCAGCATCCTTGGCAGAATTACTCCGGCAGGCTCCGCCTACGCCCCGAAAGGTGAGGGAGTATTTATCCATTAGCGGGTTGATACCCTTCACCTGTCGCTGCTCGTAGCCATCACCGAGCTTAACGACGGCAACATTCGGTGTGCGCTCAACGGAGTATGCTTTCTGTGGTGTCCATGTGAATGCTTCTGGCACTATGACCTCCGTAGTAACCCGTTAGGGCGCTGCTGATCACGAATGGTGCTGAGGCTAACCTGCTTCATCATCTGCGCCATCTTAGCCATTGTGGCATCGTCAATGCCGCCGGTAGTGTTGATGGTGAAACTGACATTCTGGACAACGCTTGTCCCGCTCCCGCCCCCCTGCATATCTTTATTGCTGATAACCCGACCGTTATCACCCGGTATCATGTACTGACTACCATTGCTGGCCTGGAATATCTCTGGCTTACCCTTCTCGCCGACCCGATACAGAGAGCCGGCATCGACCGGACCACCGTTATAACGCGCACCAGCAACGGCCATTCCTTTGGCTGCAAGGAGTGAGCCAGCATAAGCCGTTTGCCCTATAGCAGTGGCGCTCCCCATCGTTGCGATAGAAGCGCTCATTGCGGCAGGCGCCCACGCAGAAGCGGCGGCAGTAGCCTGAGCCATTGTAGATGCCAATGATGCGGCGGCAGCGGCCTGCCCCATTAACTGGCTCTTGACCCACTCAATCCCCATTTGCACCAGACTACCGACAACGCTGTTGAGGATTGTCGTGCCGATATTGGCGAAGGATTCTTGCAGGCTTTGCGTGCCGTTAATTAGCCCCGTAATCGCGCTGGTTGCCCCCCCCTGCAAGGAGTCGATTGCAGCGCCAAGCATATTGTTGATCTCGCTCTGCTGCTGCCATTCCTCCCACATTGCGGCCATGCGTTTCTGGTGATACTGATCTTCAATCCCTGCGCGTACAGCCTCGGCCTCTGCAATCCTTTGTGGGTAAAGTTGCACATACTCATCAAGCTGCGCCATTTGCTGCGCGTAGGTGTTATCTACTGCGGAAACTGGTGATACCTGCCCTTGCAACCCGGTAAAGTTTTGTCCGGCCTGCGTGCGCTTCCTTTCCTCTTCTGCCGCTGCTTTGGTTGCCTGTTGTATTTTCCAGATGGACTCCGCTTGCTGTTCCGCTTTGACAATCTGCTCTCCTGATGCTTTGTTTCCAAGAGCAACTACAGCGTCGTATTTCGCTAACTCGAGAGAGCCATCGGCATAACCAGTGTTCAGCCGATCGAGTGCGGCTTGTTGGCGGGTAAGGGATTGGGCGGCTTCATCAGATGATTTTGTTTTCTTATTGGCGTCCTTCCTTGCAGCGGTAACACGCTCTGTTTCAGCATACACATTTTGCAGCACCCCAACGAGCTTATCGCCCTTGGCGATTCCGGCATCCTCTGCATCATATTGAGCCTGTAATCTCGCCCTCGCCTCACCTTCCAACTTTGAGAGTGCAAGGCGGCGTTCAGCGTTCTGGATTAACTTTTTGGCTTCCGGTGACTCTTCAGGTTCCGCTGGCTGATCTTTCCCAACGCTTGCAGCTTTTTTGTTGAGCGTGTCCAGCACCTGAATAGTAGATGCCATCGCAGATATAGCAGCTTCACTCGCTCCTGGTATTTTGTTGCGCAAGTTATTAGCAAGAATGTTGAATGCCTCTTCGGACTCTCTCGCCTTTTGATTTAACTGCTCCTGAATAAGTGATTGCTGTTCGGTGGTGCGGTTTAGTTTATCAGTGGCATCGCTGACATCCCTTTTTCTTTGGTTTAATGTTTGCAGCCATTCGTTGGCTTTTTTTACATAACCGTTGTTTTTATCCTGTTCCACCCCGAATTGTTTTGCCAGGCCACTGTATTTGTCATATTCAGTCTGAGCATCCCTTACCGAATCATTCAGGTCGTCTATATGATCCTTTTGCGCCGCGACAGATTTTGCTACATCAGCAAGAGTGCCAGTAAGTTGCACCTGATTCATCTCTTTCATTTTGGCAATAACGCCATCGAGTGAATCTGCGTAATTAATCGCCTCTTCTTTAGCCTGCTTCGCGCTTTGCCACCAGTAAATCAGCGCAGATGCAGCAATCATCACGATTCCCGCCGGTCCACCAAGAAGAGACATCGCCCCGCGTAACAACCCCATGCCTATGGATGCCGCTCTTGCAGCAGACGCTGCTTTTGCTGTAGCTGCTGCCTGCGCTGATTCGGCCTGAGCCAGAGCTAGAGAGGCTGCACGCGCTCTTGATTTTTCTGCCGTTAAAGCAGTAAGAGCCGTCATTTCGGCATTACTGCCTTTTGCCACATTATATTCAGCCTGCGCCAGCGCGACGGCAGAAAGAGCGGCCTCTTTGTCAGCCACCGCCTTTCTTCTTGTTGCATTCGCTGCAATCAAAGCCGCCTGCGCCGCCTGGCTTTCTGCTGTAACCATCTGCCGCGTTGCGGATACTGATTGAACTTTGCCAGCAATAGCTGTGTTTAACGCTCCCGCATACCGGCCAGCCATTACCAGAGCAAACGCCTTGGCAGCAATGGTGGCGGTGTCAATTAGGCCAGCCATGCTTTCTGAGTCGCGCCCAAACTCAAGGATGACGTCAGCGGCACTAATCAGACCGTTGGTGAACGTCTGGAGGACGCTGGTTTGCCCCTCAAACGATACCAGTATTTCAGTGATGGCCGTCTTAATCCTTACGCCTGCATCCGTCAGGTTGTTGGACATGCCTTTAGCCGCTGACGCATTGGAATCAAGCGATGCCTTCAACCCTTCCGTAAGTTGCGATGCCGTCAGCTTACCAGCAGATCCAAGCGCCCTGATTTCCGCCGTAGTTTTACCGCTGGCGGTAGCAATATCACCAATAACGGACGGGATGGCGGCGATTATGGTTTCCCACGAATCTGCCTCAACCTTGCCCTTGTTGATGGATTTAGAAAACGCACTAATAGCATTATTAGCCCGATCTGCACTTGTTGCGTTCTTAACAAATGCAAAAGACATTGAGTCCTGAACATCAAGCGCCTGTTGGGTTGAATACCCCATACTGCGGAGGCTATCAGCAGTTGTGATATACAGTTCCTGAGCTTCAGATAGTGAACGATAGGTGTCGTTAGCGGTATTGAGAAGTCGTTTCTGTACACTCTGAAACTCTTCCTGACTGGAGGTAGCCATTTGTACCCGCTCTGACATTTCCTGATAACTCTGCACCATCCGCGCCATTTCCCGGAGAGTGCCAGCAGCAATAACCAGCTTGAGTGTAGATGCAAGTTTTGTTAACCCCGTATTAAGGGCATCAGCAGATTTATCGGCCTTTTTGAATCCTGACTCCATGTTGTTGGTGATATTAACCACCTGCTTATCAGCCCGCAGTAGCTGAGCCGTATCAGCCTTGATTACATATTCAATATCACCTACGTTCTCGGCCATTTCATTTTCTCCGGGCAATAAAAAACCCCGCCGGAGCGAGGTTTGTTTAAGTGAATTAATTATTGACTACGAGTCTTCGCCACAAACATTAATGTATGACTTCATTTCTTGCTGATTTGGCTCTGAGTATATTTTCTTGTCGTCAATGGTATAGCTGACCCCTTTCGAAAAAATACCTTTCGACTTCATGCGTATAGCTACATAGAAAGGCGAAAACCCAGCGTACGCGCCATAACTGTTTTTAGCATTTACATTTCCGCATACAAATCCGCCAATAGTGTCATTATTTTTACCTGCCTCTATAAATCTCATATAACGAAATTTTGCGCTGTCAGGATCCTTCATATTCGAGGCTATTTCATTTTTTGCCAATTCTATAGCTTTATCCGCACTAGGCTTACAGCCTGTCAACACAAGCAGACATGAAACCAGAGCAAAAGACCACTTCATATCCCTATCCCCTTTGGTAAATGTGCCAAAAGAGTAGCAGGTATCGGGCGACGACAAAACTAGTTACATGTCACTTGGTGACTAGGGCAATGAACAAGGGAACAAGTATTGCCGATACCAAAAGGCCAACCAGCCATTTTTGGTTGTCGTCGATCTTATCAATGAACCGCTTTTCCATTGAGGAAAGGTTTTGGTTGATGCTTTTCAGCTCGGATTCAATACCTCGGATGTTTCGCTCTCGCAGTTAGTCTGTGGCTTCAAGTCTTGCAAGTCTCTCGCGTGTGTACATATCGCCTCCGTCATACATGGCAACAGGAAAACCCGCAGTTAAGCGGGTTTAATTGTCACTACGGAAATTTGCAGTTAGAAAAGTTTGCGAAGGTCTACGCCATATACGGCCATCCATGCAGCGCGAGGCCAGGATTTCACAGTACCAAAGCGCGGGTCTTCAACCTCGTGCGGCTCAGCGTCATTCTCCCTGCACCACTTGCGGAGCGGCTGCCATTTGAATTTCTGGCCGAGCTTCTTCTCTACCGGGATGATGGCGGCATAGTTTTTGCCTTCACCGATGCGTTCTGCCAGCTTGTTTTTGGCGCGAACAGCGGCGGAAGCTGTTGCCATCGCGGTTACTTCGCGTTTCTCAGAGATCCAGCGCTTCTCTTTAACTGCACGATCGCGCTGTTCAGCAATAATGCGGTTCTCTTTTACTTTCGCCAGTAGTTCTTCCAGCGCAGTTTCATAAGTCAGCGGAACGACAACTGAAGGAGCTGGTCGGAAGTAGGAGTCTTCAAGTCGCTCGAAGAAAGACCATGCTTCGTCAGTATCTACAACCTTAGACATGCGGGCAGCGCCCTTCTCAGTCCAAAAAACAACAGAGCGGGCTTTGCTCGAAATTTGTGCGTGACTATTAGTCACTCGCAAATCCTTCAGCTCTTGGCCTTTGATGGTGAAGATGTGGATGCCCTCAATGAAGCGGCTGGCATTGCGCGAAAGGTTTTTCCTAATATTAGCCTCATCAGAACCATAACCTGCGGCCAGCGTTTCAGTCGTAACAACACGCAACCCCTTCCATTCAATCACTGGCAGTGGCTGGGGATCGACATTTGGTTCTTGAACTGCTAAATTTAAAGAAGTCATTGGTTGGACCCTTATGACAAGTTTTAATGGAAGCCGGTAGCTCGAACTATCGGCTTTTTCTTTTTGCGCCATCCCATACGCCAATCAGTGAATCCATTCCTCACCGCGAAGCATTGCCAACATTGGCTGCGCATGTTTCACGACAATATTGCTGCTATCCAGATCCTGCGTTTCACGAAGCAGAATCTTCTTGGTTTCCCCGGTCATATAGCGAATGTCATGGGCAATGTCGTAGAGCATTCCTGCGTATTCTGACTTCGCCTGTTTCATCGCTGGGTAAAGTTGCTGGCTAACCCACTGGCTCTTCTCCATCCAGAGTTGCAGGTAGCAAAGACTGATCAACTCTTCATCGGTGAACTGTGGCTTAACCGGTGGCAGTGTTTCTTTACCGATAAACTCACCTTCAATAACCTTCCCGGCCAGATACTCGATGGCCTCTGCAGTTTGCTTTGCGGACAGTTCGTCGATGTGTTTTACGCCAAACTCTTTGTGCACCATTTTATAAACAGCCTGATAAGTCATGCCGTACTTGCCCATGATGCGATTCACGATGCCACGAAGTGGAGTGCGATCATCAACCGAGGTTTCTGGCGCACTTCTAACCGCCGCCCCCTTAGTCCAGTAATCGTGAAGTGCGGTAAAGCACTCTTCCTGATAGCGAACTAGTCGGTCACGGATGTCATCGCGCACTCTTGCCGGGTTAATGCTGAACAACCAGCCATTGAGTTTCTTCAGAGGGATGCAGAGAACATCGCGAAGCTTCTTATCCAACGCAACCATGGTCATATGACAATGGTTAAATTTACCTCCGCTATTCATTAGCTTGCGGTGCTGACTAGGCCAGTCAAGCCCAAGGTTTTCAACAATGGGCTTCATCGCCACATATGCCACTCCTGCCGCCATAGCCGTAATGATCTGCTGCCCATTAAACGGCACGTAAGAGGTGTTAACTGCTTCAAGAATTGCTATACTGTTCATCGTTAGTTTCTCCGAAGGTTACTGACGTGAGAGGCCCGGTTAGTGTTAGCGCACTTCCGGGCTTCGCTATTTTTATTGAGCACTGACTATCCCTTCTTTTTTTAAGCTGCTCATTAGCCGCTGATAGATTTCAGAGTTAATGGATCGCCCATTCATTTCTGCTGCCTTCCTCACCAAATCCATATCAGCCTTTGGCATTCTGAGGTTAAAGTTGGGAAGCGTTCTTGCACCTTTCATTTCCATCTCCTTTATGAGACCACCGTGGTCTTATTGATAATGATGATACCACCGTAATAGTATGTCAACAATTATTGTTGGAGGGTGTATGGCTAGAGACGATCCACAGTTCAACCTGCGCATGACTCAGGAACTTAAAGAAATGATTTCCAATAGGGCAAAATCTAACGGTCGCTCTATGAATACAGAGATAATTCACACTCTTAGCGACAGCTTTAGCGAAGACATCAGAGAGTATGCTGATAGGGAAGCCTCCAAACTCGTCGTTATGTATCGAGAGTTAAAGAATAAGTTGCCTGCTAATGAGGAAGAGCTAATTCAGTGGAACGAGAAAATGCTTAATGTTTCGTTCTACCTTATGAAGAAGTTATCAAGTTACGCCAACAACTATGAATTACTTAAATCACTCAAAGAAGAGGCTGAGAATCACGCAAAGGGTCTAACAAAAAGCGAAGATAATCACGAGCAAACCTAACTGTTAAAGAGCACCTACTGGCGCGATTAAAACGCCGGTAAGTGCGCAAAGCTAGGTATGCCGTGAAAATGTTACCCCTAGGGTAATAACTCACAGCCTAATAGCACCTTTTGCAAAAAAACGAGTGAGCAATTTAATGCGGCCCATGCCTCTGCGCATCCATCGCCAGCATCTGTTCTGCCCAGTTCATAACTTCGTCATATTTCTCCTGGGTTGGCACCTTGCCTTTATCCTTTTGCGGGAACTTGGCGTTCATGGCGGCCCGGAAGCTGGTCATCGTCATGTTCCAGGCGTCCGACTCGCTCATTCCGAGGTGGGCAACGGCGGTGTAAACGAATGTCCGAACGTCGAATTTATCGCTGTACTCGCCCTTCTTACTCTCGAACTCTTCTGGCGGCTGATCACCCATCACGCCATGCAGAATCAGGTGGCGCGCCAGCTGGATAACGTCTTCAACTGGCAACGAGCCAGGCTTAAACAGGAGGCGCCCCGCCGTAGTCACTGAGTAAGAGCCGATGATTTCAGCAATGTCGCCTTCAGAGCAGTGCCTGACTACGTTAGCTGCAGCTGCGGCCATTTCAGCAAAGCAGCGGGCATTGGCCGCCTTGAGAGTCTGGATGTCAGTAATTCTGTGCTTTGGATAATGACCCGCATGAACTTTCACGAAAGCATCAACGATTTGCTCAGGCGTTCCGATTCGGGACATAGCCAGGAATGAAGGGTTGAGGAATACCTCTTTGCCACTGGCGCGGACAACGGCCTGGCCGATATCGGTTATTGCTTTCATGAAACCTCTCAAAAAAAAGGGGCCGAAGCCCCTGATATCACGCTGCGTTGACAACAACCGTAGCAGACCCGGACGTCACGCTGCCCGCTGTGGAGGAAGACACCTGACAACTGTATGATCCGGCATCACCGGCAGTCACGTTTGCTTTGGTGAATGTTGCTGATGTTGCGCCAGAGATGTCACTACCACCCTTCTTCCACTGGTAAGTCAGTGCTGAATTGTCAGACACAGTCGCAGCCACCGACAGGTTCAGCGTATCGCCAACGGTCAGCGTGCGATTCTGTGGCTGGGTAGTGATGGTGATAGTTGCACCAACGTCGCGCACGTCAACCTGACCGGCACTGGACGCTTCGACAGACCAGGTGGCAACGTCGTCGTGCGGCGCCTCATCGCCCCATGATGTCACCATGAACGGCCCTTCGGTGATATCGTTCGGAGAGATGATCTTGAACCATACATACGGCTGGTTACTGGTCTCTGCTGGCGGGTTGTAGACGTGACGCTTAAGCGCGTTCTGCGCATAAACATCCTCTTTGCGGGTAACGCCGTCACCTGAGAACGAAATGTTCTTGTAAGTAACGAGGTTTTCCTGCGTGAATGCGGCGCTCATGTCGCCAGTTGCATCTGCGGTTTCCCACTCAGCATTTACTGTTTTGCCGCGCATCATACCTAAGCGATTGTATGCGCTGGCGGCTGGTTGTACTTCCGGGCAGCCAATAGCGTAATAAACGACGACGTCACGCCCGGTGAATGCACCTGATTCGCATCCGGCCATAATTAATTATCTCCGTGTTATCTGGAAATGATGGTTTGAAAGGAAATATCGAAGAGGTAACGCCCTTCTTCGGTCTGGATGGCGGTGATGCCGCCTATTGGCTGCATCGAAATGATGCATTCGGTTTTGTAGTCGTCGATCATCGCCTGGCGGATGGCGTCGGCGCGGTCTTCAACCTGGTTAATATCGCTGTCGTTCTGACCTGACAGGAGGAGGATGCGGAAATAATCGCGGGTTATCGCTTCTTCTGGCTTGCCGCCACCGTTCTGCTGGATGACAAGGTATCTTTCCCCCTCGGTATTCTCCAACTCATTCCAGAATCGCTTCTGGACGCGATAACCAACATCAAAGCCATGCGACTTCAACCACGCTCTCAGCGCGTCATACACTTCGCTACGCGTCATACTTTGTACCCTTGCTTGATGATGGCCTTAATCTCGTTGAGACCGTCACGCTCAAAGCCTTTGGTCAGGAACCCCGGCTCGGCATCGGGATCCCAGTAATTCCCCTTCCCGGTGCCGCCGCCGAATTCTTTTCCAGCGCGAGTTCTTCCGAAGTGTCCACGCGGCTGACCTTTTAGCTTACCGGACATACCGTGAACGGCGGCAGCGTATGCAGCCGTGTAACCGACCTTTCCCTGCATCCCGCCGGGCATTGGCTCAAGCTTTCTGTACTGGCTGTTGATAAGCGTGGATGTGTCAATGGGAGTAAGTAGCGCAGCGTGAGACGATCCGACAATCATGACTTCATAGAGAACCTTCTCCGTTCGGATGCCAGCGATATCACTCAGCACCTTGCGGGTGTTCATCTGAACACGCTTGATACCTTTAACGGGCATGATCACCTCACGTCAGAATTTTGTAGTCTGGTTCTTCTTCGAAGAATGACATATCCCATTCCGTCACCGCTTTGATGATGTTTGCACCAGCTTTCAGCGGATCGGCCTGAGGTGTTGTGTCACCTCTGGCGATATACCAGTCACGCTTCGGCATGGTCGCATCGATGCCATTGCGCTTCAGTTCAGTGAAGAAAATCAGGTTCGTGGTGAACTCTTTCCCGCTGGCATCTACCGCAACCTCATTGTTTGCCGTCCAGGTGCAGTCAATCAGGTAGGGGTTTCCGGTTGTCCAGGTGCTGTTCCAGTCGTCGTAGACGCGCGGGTAGATGGTCGCAACGTTGGTGTAACTCCAGCGTGCTGTTTCAGACATTGCCATCCTCCCACCGGATCACCTCCGGTTTCTCCGCTGCAACCTTCCGGCACAACAGATACCAGTCGCCGTTACTTTTGACATAGCCGGTAACGCGCTTACCGCTGTCGGTCATCACCCAGACTTTGACAAAAGGCTCCGGCAGCCGCTTCTTAACCGATATCCATGCCATTACTTACTCCCGTTGCACATGCAGCCGCCCCTGGCAATCCAGATGCCAGCGAAAGCGGTGTTAGTCGGATCAGGCGGGATCAGGCTTGTAGCGCATCCATACTTATCTAGTCCCCTCAGAAGCCCCAGAGAGGCTTTCCATCGGTCAGCAAAAGACAGGTACCGAAATGAGCGTGATGCGCCGTTGGGCCCTGTCTGAGAACTGATGTACTTGTCACCCTGACCGAGCCCCATAAGCGCCAGCAGATAGAGCTGAATCAACAGCGATGTCGATGCAGGATAATGTGCATCGAGACACTCCTGAATGCTGTTGGCCTGGTCGACGAGAGCCTGAAGAACAAAATCGGGAATGGTAATTCCCTGGCTCTCCAGATACTCCTTCGCCTGTTCGAGAGTTACCATTATCGACTCCGTGAAAAACCCCGCCGGAGCGGGGCATAAAAAAACCGCCTTGGCGGCGGCTGTTATTCAGCAGGGAAAAGCTTTTCGAGTTCGCCATCCGGCAACAGCTCACTGAGCTTTTCAGATCCCAGATTGCCTTTAAACTCGATGCCCAGTTCAGTCAGGCGCGCTGCGATAATCTCTTTTCGGGATTTCACATCCGTGCCAGCCTCTGGCGTCGCCGGTGTTAAAGCCGCATCAGAGAGCTTAATCACATGAGGCTTCAGCGACGGATGCAGTTTCTCAATTTCAACCACATCACCGACGCTCACGCCATGCCATGCTTTGATTACCTGGTATTTAGCCATGTCGCTCTCCTTATGCCAGGTTGGCGGCGTAGACCACGCCGGACAGGCCTTCGCCGTCTTTCTTAATCTGCAAGCCTTCAGCAGACATGATCTGGAAGTTGTAGTTGCTCTGCGGCATCGGGCGTGGCAGAGGGACAACGCCGACGGCCATGCCGACCAGCGGGGAGATTACGTCCTGACGACGCTCATAGGCGAGGAACTCATTGCCAGACAGCGCGTAGGACATCTGGATGGACTTCGCAGGAATGAACTTGCTGATCGCATCCAGAACGGTTCCGCTCAACAGGGCATTGGTGCCGGTGTTGATGTCTACCAGATACGGCTTCGCCATGTTTGCCCACACTTCCGGGCTGACCCACAACTTGTCGTAAGCGGTAACTTTGTTGCGGCGAGCCGTCAGGCCGAACGGTCCGGTCGGGCCGAAGAAGGCCAGCAACTGAGCCGGGGTTGCGGTGGTGAGGTCGATATTGGCGCCGCCCGCTCCGCTGCCCAGGTTGATCTTCTGCGTATTGCGGTGGTTTTTCATGCCCTGAGCTGGCAGTCCATCAACAACAATGCTGGAGTCGCCGTTCAGATAGAAGTTGACGCGCTTCTTGTGGAATTTGCGCATCTTCGCGGACTGAGACTCCAGTACCAGATCGATACCAACAGTGTTCAGGCCAGCAGCATGACGCCAGTTGACGCCGTAACCGGCAGTAAATACCGGGATCGGGTCGCCATCAGAACCGAAGTTCGTGTGGTCGAAGGAATACGACGCCTGGCCATCGATGCTGATAGAAACGTCATCAGCGATATCGCCAGACACGTTATACAGCTTCGCGGTTTTTCCGATAGGCAGCACAGTCTGCACTCCCATCAGGTCATTGACGATTTCCATGCCAATTTCCTGATCGCGCATCTGGATAATCTGGCGGTCAATCTCGGCCCAGAACTCACGGGCGAAGCCACCAACAGCGTTAGCTGCCAGCATTTCCGGGGTCATGCTCTGGCGATATGAGTTAACCATCATGTCGTGATGATGGTTGAAGATGTTGCGGTTGGCCCACAGCTCATTCCAGTGCCCGCGCAGTCGGCTGTTAGCAGCCAGTGTTTCGGGGGTAAAATACATTCTTGCTCTCCTTTACTCGCCGCCGCCGGTTGCCGGTGCAGCTACAGTGCCAACGCGCATACGCACGCGGATGAAATCGGTAGTGCTGGCGGCAATGGTTGCATCATCCTGGCTGTAGCCGATCACCGAATCGGTATCCGCCGTTGCCTTCGTGAACTTACCATCTGCGCCCAGCTTGATCGGGTCGTCTTTGGCGTAGGTTCCGGCGACGCAGAGCAGCGCCATCTCGCGGCCTTCTTCGACGTAGTTGCCTACAGCGGAATCACCAGCGGGAACAGCCTCTGTGATATTCAAGCCCTGATGGTAGGCCACGTCGATGATGTAGATGCGACCGGTCAGCGCAGTTGCCTGCGCAAACTGATTGTCGCCATTGATGACAGCAGCCGTACCAGGCAGCAGTGCTGCTGCGGCGGCGCGGGTTTCGGTCTTGTACAGAGACTGACCGTCGATATTAACGCGGCGATAACGTGCCATTAGTCTGGCTCCTTATTTCTTGAAGTATTCGTCAGGGTTCGGCGCACCGGTTTCTTTCTGCTGTTGCGCAGAGTTAGTGCCCAGCGGCGCTGATTCACCGATGGTTTTGAACATCGCGTCAAGCGCTTCGCCAGACAGGGCGTTAGCCACAATCTCGCCGTGAACTTTTGCCACCGCTTCACGCTTCGATTTCTCTTCGGCGCGGGAGTTGGCGGTCAGGGTTTCAGTCAGCTTGTCCTGGTTGGCCTGTAGCGCGTCAACCTTCTCCGCCAGAGGCTTAATAGCCTTTTCGGTATTGGTGGCGACGGCCTCGCTAACCATGCTGCCGATTTGTTCCAGTTCTTCTTTGGTTAAAGGCATGTCGCCCTCCGTTTTGTGGTTTGGTGCAGGCTGTTCCTGCGGTGTGAAAAATGATTTGAGCTTGTTGACGACGGCAACCCATGAACTCTGGCGCTGAACCTCTGTCCCGGTATCGTCAAAGACAATCTTTCCGCCCTCAGATTTGTATCCGTAAACCTTCGGATCGCCATTGTTGAGGATGATTACGGCCTGTGAGTCAGTGAAATCAGCCACCCAGGCGTATTCTTTCTCGCCGGGAGCGAATTTATCTTTCGCAGCCTTCTCCAGTCGGCGCTCGCGCTCGCGATATGTTTCCCCCACCAGAGCGCCGGAATTAGCTTTCAGTGGAGTGGCAAGATCAGCATTTACCATCATCCCTACCCCCTGTTCTGGCGTAGCTGCGCCAACCTCATCCAGAAGGATGGCGTCATGGTCCATCGCGTGAATTTTCGCAACCCATGAAGCCCCCTGAGCTTTCTGCTCATCGTTCGCTTCAAGCTCCTCCAGGAATACGGCAACGCTGGTATGGATTGGCGGAACATCCTCGCCCTTCTCCAGCGCTTCAAGACGCTCAAGGAGGCGCTTTCCGTCATCCGTGCGCTTTGCCACTTCTGTGTCGATCCACTTCTCTACGTAGACGCGGTTGCCGGACTTCTTGACGTTTTTGTTCCATGCCCCGACGTAACCCACATTTAGCCCTTCAGGACTAAAAGCAGAAACAAACTGACCGTTGACCTGTGGATGTCCAAGCGGTGCCAGCGTCCCCTCCAGGCCACTGTAGTGCTGGTCAATCTCACTGGCCGGATACAGACCTCCGTTCATGACCACGTTCGCCGGAAGGGTGTAGGAAGGAACAACCCAGTGCTCGCGTCCGTTGTGCTGTTCGCGCCGGATGGCCTTACTGTTCACCTTCGAGGTGACATTAATTTGCATTGGCATGAGTTAACCCTTAGCCCATTGGTAGCCACGGGCTTTCATTGTGTTAAATGTTTTCTGAGCTTTATCGATGATGGTGTCACTTAATGGCTTGCCGCTTTCATCGACCATAACCGCGATCGTGGAGCATTTGCAGTTCACGCCGTTTGCATCCTTAGCCCACCACTCCCGCTGCTCTTCTGCGGTATACAGATGGGCGTGACGCGCGGCATGGGTGCTTCGGGTCGTCGGGCTGAGCGCTGATATGTGCATCTGCTTCGTGAGAATGCCATATCGTTCTCTGGCTTCGTCGTCTTCGTCCAGGCGCGCACGGCGCAACGCGGTGGTAATCTCCGTCCGGGCTATTCGATTAGCCCGGCGAGACTCAATTCCCGTCTGCTCAGTGATGCGCGTCGCTATTTCCAGCGGGTTCTGTCCGCGCCCCAGCCCATCGGTCAGAATCCGCGCCATGTCGGCTTTCACAGTGGCACTGAGGTTCTTCATTTCCTCAAAGGTGCGAGCGCGAACCAGAATCAGTCTGCGGCGGTACGGCTCGCTCAGGAGGATTGCCGATACACTTTCCTGCCCTGCTGCGTACACGGCTGACTGCTGCGCCAGATTGGCAAATTCCTGCGCCGTTCCGCGCTGATAAGCCGGGTTGACGTAATCAGTCCAGAACCAGAACCCCGTCTCGTTATCTGCCCCCAATATCTCATCCACCAGCAATGAGGCATTGCTGAGGAGCATTGATAGCTGGGTGGAATCGAGGTCGAAGGTGTAACGCTGGTTTACTGATGGCGATGCAGGAATGCGGTCGAGAATGCCCTTGTACGCCTTGCCAATTCGCTTCATTAGCCTGGCGAACTCTCTCATCGCCCCGCGCTCAAGTCGGTCGGCACCCGTCGGGTCTTTAAGGTTTCCCGGAAGTATCGGTGACTTCGCTTTCTTCTTCGTCATCATCTACCTCTGGAAGTGGTTCGGGCGAACCCTCATACCCGGCGGCCACGCGAATTTCTTCACCAGTAAACACCTGCTCACCCGTGCCGATGGAAGCGCTGTTGATTTGCGACATCTTCTGAGCGGCATCCAGTTTTTCACTGTCGCTTTGCGCATTGAGGTCGTCCCAGATAACGGTCTTCTGACTGACCGGATCGAGGATGCTTAATTCGATCAGCTTGTCGCAGAAGTCCTCAATCTCGAATGACAGGTCGCCACGGCGAGACTGGCAGCGAGTATTGAAGTATTTCTGGTCTTCCGTGCTGGAACGCTCGGCCTGCTGATTACCAACAAGGATGCGCGTCGGGATGTCCACGCCGGCGGCTGCCGTCTGGAGGTTAACGTTGTAGGTTGCCGTAGGGTCTGCCACGGCAGTGACCAGCGGCGTGACCGTGGCCCCTTGGGTTGTCATCAGGACATCGTTACCACGGTTAATTTCGCCAGCAACTTCGTTGAACTTGTCCTGCAATTCGTCAATGCTCACACCGTAAAGTGACGCGAGATTATTGAAGTCGATTTCCTTCTCAAAGTTCACATTAAGCTGCCGAGCGGCGTTCTTCAGGAATGACTCACCTGAACCACCCTCCACCTTCTCCAGGCTGACAAAGGCGTTATAAGCTGGCTCAAGGAAGCCGATGGCATCTTCCGAGTAATCGCCAAGGATGAATACCCGATCCGGGTGGATGTTGACACGGCGACTTGAACCATTCGGCAACCGTTCAGCGTACTGCCACATCTTCGGCTGACCGTACGTCTTCGAGTTCAGGCCGGTGTCCCAATCACCAACTGTCAGAGAGCCTGCCCATGCGACAGTAACCTTCTGGAGCATCTTGCCTTTCGTTACAGGCTGATCCCAGGCGAGGGAGTCATTGACGTGCAGAAGGATGCCTGCATAACGACCGACAAGACGGCGGCGATCCGCCTCAGAGAATGAGCGCCAGAATCGGTTGGTGAATACCTTTTTGGAATTTTTCTCCCAGGCCGTTTCTTTGCGCTTTTTGTCTGCCTGATCACCCTCGATGATTTCCGGGTTGGTCTGCCAGCACTTGCCAACCAGCTTCTCAACGGCACCGTGAGCGATACCACCGCGACGGTACAGGGCGTAGAGGTTTTCGTAGGTGACCTGCTCAGGGAATCCATACTCGCACCATGCAGAATGACGCTTATTGTCCAGCCCCATTGTAGGCGCCAACAGCCTCATACGGGCGCGCGCCATCCGCGCATCGTTCAACGCATGGTTGACGGCGAGAGTTAATTTGTCAGTCATGGGTTATCCGTTGGTGGAGTTAAGGTATGAAAAAGGCCACCGAGGTGGCCTGAAATTATTGGTAGCTTTTCAGCTTTATAGTATCGCCCTTAAATTGCTTCTGAAGAGCCTCTAGCAGAGCTGCTTCCGTCTTCCCATTAGCAAGAACATCGCTTAGCTTTACCTGATTGCCAACCGTTGAACCCTTCGCGATACGCTGGAAAATGACGTTTTTAAAATGATGCTGCATAACTATCTCCTTGTAAGTACATCATTAATAAATAACGTCAATTCTTGGTGAATCTTTAATTTTTAACGCAACCTTTTGGGAATCATCATCCCTGCCATCTGGCCCTTGCGCTTAATATGCCCGTCAAGGCTGTAGCGGATTCCGTCCCAGCAGTGCTCATAGCCATCGGCGAGCTTCGGCAACACCTCGCCAGTGATGCGGTCCGTTTTGTAGGACCACATGCGGGCCTCTCTCGCCACGTTCTTGCAGCGAGGATGGATAATGATTTCGTCAAAGCCGCGAAGATGCGCGATACCGTCCTCAACACTCCCCTGCCATTTCTCGGCAGCCGAGATGTTGAAGCCCTGGCGCTTGAGATAGCTGATAGTCTCGGGTCGGGCGGAGTCGGCCTTGATGGGCCAGTCACGCGATCCGGGAATTGTGTCGTACAGCTCAGGCATGTGGTCGAGCTCTGTCTGCTGCCCGTATGCCTCGTACTCGATGTATAGCCGGTTGTGCAGGATGAACGAACGCACCAGCGTGTTAGGGTCCTTGGCGAAACCGAAATCAGCGCCGAAGAACAGGCGTTCAGCCTCTTTCCAGAGGTTATCCGAGAACTCAGCAATCCGGTATTTACCGGCCAGCACCTGCTTATCAGAGTTTTCGAGGTAAGCCCCCTCCCACACCCACGCGTATGTTGCCGGGTCTAGGCGGCGCTGATCGTTCTGTCGCTCACCTTCAAGCACGTCAGGGAACCACGGGTTATCCGTATAGTTCATCTCAACGGTAATGCAGTCGTCGCCAGCCTCTTTGCGGAAACGCTTGTCCGTGGCGCTACCGTCGCGCTCCGGGTTCCACGTCACCCAAATCTCTGAGCCTTCTTCACGAACTGTCGGGCTCAGCTTCTGCCACGCTATTTCGCTGACTGATTCAGCCTCATCTACCCAGCAAAGCAGGATGCGCGCTTTCGACTTGATGCTGTCGAGGTTATGCCGCAGACCGCAGAACACGTAGTTAACGCTCTTGTCGATGGTGCGGATGTACTTCTCGCCGATATCAAAGTTGGAAGCCAGCCAGGGAACAGAAAGGATCGCCTGTTTCACTTCCTGCATGCTCGACTCTTCCAGCGAGTTCATGAACTCACGCGCGCAGAGCACCACTCCGCTTTCACCGTTCATCATCGACTGATATGCCTTTACGGCTGTCATCAGCGCGAATGTGCGCGTCTTGGCGCTACCACGCCCACCGTGCGAGCACCGATAACGCTTATTCACGGCAGTGAACAGCGGCGCAAGCTTCGCGGGGATCGGCAGTTGAACGGCGTTACTCATGCTTTCGGCTCAACAGGTAGTAACTGGATGATTGTCGGCTGCGGAGTCATAGTTCCGTCTGAAGATTTGTGGTCGATTTCCTGGCTGACTTTGTCGCCGTACTTTTTCGGGTTCATGCGGGCCAGAGCCCATTTTCGCGTGTCGATGCGAAGACGTGCTTTAGCTACTGCGGCAGCCTCTTCATTTACGCCGTCAGCGATATCGAACATATCTTCGAAAATAGCGTCTGCGCGTGTCTCAGTGGCTTTCGCGTATTGGTCGCGAAACTCTGCATGTTGTGCCAACCAGCGGAATACCGTCGCCTTGTTAGGCATCCCTGGTCGGTCACAAACTTTGCGCAGGCTTTCCCCATCGGCAAGCAGTGAACAGATGTCAGCAGCCACCTCTGGTAGATAATCAGAAGGGCGGCCAGTCTTTGGTTTGGTCGCCATAGTTTCGTTACTCCGCTGTTTGTTCTGCTGCCTGCTCGGTCTGCTCTTCAGGTACTGGCGTGAACTCCACGCGCTTTACATCGGCAGGAGCGAAATACAGCCACTCGCCCGTCTCAGTCTCCAGCGGCACGAAGCCGTTTACCAGCTCAGGCTGACGTCGTGACATCTTGCCTGTGAAGGTTTCGCCTGTTTGGGTTGTAAGGGTGATTTGGTGAATGTTGGACATAAAGCCTCTTATCCCCTACAGGGTATATTTACGATTTATCCGCTATAGCCATTATCAAGCCCACCCGCAGATGAGCTTTGTAATGGCTACTTCGTTTTTGCTTCCGCTCTTTTACGGCGGCGCTCTTCTTTCTTCTCGGCGTTTGCCATGTCCATGAATGCCTGCATGATCGAGTTCCTCATCATGTAACTGACAAAGTGATGATTGACGCAACCGTTGAGACGGAGTTGCTCGCCAAACTGATCAACCGAGGCCAATGCTTCCATCATGCCCTTCTCGCCTTTCATGAACTCAGAGAAGTCTCGCCCCGCTCTGGAGGCGCATTCGATGACGCGATTATTCATCCTTGAAGCCCTGGGATCGTAATCTGCAGCTGGTTAGCAAGGGTGTTAATCTCAGCGACCAATACAGGCTTCGTATAACGCCATGCTGCGAGTCCTTGTCCGCAGAAGCTCGCCATGTCCTTTTTCTGGTCAAACTCATGGCACTTCATGTTGAGCTGCGCACTTAAGCTGTTGCGATGCTGAAGTTCTCCAGTGAAGTAGTCATCGAGGACTTTATAGGCCGCGTACTTGAACCCGGGGTTTAACCAAGCCGCATAATCGTAAGCAACAAACTTCCCGCCATATGTTCCACCGTGTACACCGCGCTCAGTGAAAACCACAGATTCGTGGTTTTTCTCCAGCTCGGCCAGGAACTCTTTTGTCTGCTTGTTTCGCAGATAGTGGTAAGGCGACTCAGCATCACTTTTGCCACTGGCTTTCCACATATCGGTGAGGCAGATCATGCCGTCTTCCCCGATGCGGATTGGTTTATTGAAGAGGGTTAATGATTTCATTTCGCTGATACCTTTTGGTGGTTGAGCCTGTTCTCGTAGATATGGGCAGCCCAAGAGCGGTCAGCGTTACCACTGCCCTATCTCAAGCTCTACCCCGAAAGGCTCTTGGTTGATATGCGCACGAGAATGCGCGTGTTTACTTCAGGCATAAAAAAGCCCCGCTATTGCGAGGCTCTTGATGATTCGATTTTCCTGATTGCTGCCTTATCCAGATTGCACTGCCCCAGCGCCGTGTAGAGCTGAGCGTTTAACTCGAGACTTGCCTGCCATGTGAACGGAACCATCATTCCGGGGATCGGTGTGTCTGCGGTCAGGTCAGCGCTTATCGGCACCACTGGGGCCGGAACGTAAACTGTCTGCGTATTCCCGCAGGCTGTCAGCAGCGGCAGAAGGAACAAGCTGGTTAGCGCACGGATCGCCTTCAAGCGCCTGCCTGATGTAGACAATGCGTGTCTCGCTATTTTGAGCCAGTTCGTTCTTTGCATTCTGGGTAGCCTGTGAGATGTCACGGATGAGGTTCATCGTGGTGATCACGTTTCTGGTGATCGCCTCCGATGTGTCTGCCCTGACCGTCGCCTTATCGCGCTGGTCTTTGTAGGTGATGGCGTTGTCGCGGTAGTGGTTCACGAAGAAAGCCAGTACGCCGATTAACGCCAGCACCAGCAACTGCAGCCAGTAACGCTTAACCAGTGCGCTAATCACGAATGCTCTCCTACGTAACCAATGTGTAATGACCTTTTGGCAGTAAGGTAGGCGTTCCTTGCATCAATCTCATTTTCAAAGTAACCGAGATGCAAACGCTTACCAGTTCCAGGTTCATTTATGGTGGCAATATACTTATTGATACGCTTATGAAAGCTGTAGCCCTTTGCTTTCTTCCTGTTTTGCGCGTTGACAGAGCGGCTGACATCTCTTAGGTTTTTCGGATCATTGTTGGTCCTATCCCCATCAATATGGTCAACCTCACCTTTTGGTAGAAACCCATTATGTAAGAAGAAAACCACCACGTGGGCTGACAATCGCGCACCGCAGAACTTACCAGCGTAATAACCTGAACGTGTAACTGTCGTAAATGCTGGGTCTCCGGCATTAATCTTCGCGCCAGGCGATTTCTTCCATACAAGACCACTTGGCGATCTATTATTTATTTCAAGGTAATCAGAAAGTTCTTTCACAAGACACCTCATTGCCCAAGAAATAAATCGCGCTCCGCCTCACGCCGACGGGTCAGCCCATTCAGGACCTTGCCACCTGCTTTATTCCAGCGCAGGAACTCATCGGCTGCGCCAGCGTAATCACCGGCGTTGAGTTTTCGCAGGAGAGTCGATGTCGATAAAGATCGGGCTCCGAGGTTATAGGTGAACGACACCAGGGCGTCGAATTGCCCCTGAGTCAGACCAACTTTAACCAGGCGAGACACGTCGCTTTCGTAGCTGACAAGTCCGGTCTTCAACAGGCGCTCTGCCGTTTCCTGATTAATTGTCATACCGGCACGGATCGGTTTACCGTCGATAGGCTGAGTCCAGCCATAGCCAATCGTCCACACTCCGACGCTGTCCTGGTACGCGGTAAGCTTGCAGCCTTCGAACTCTTTGATCAGGGCAATGCCTTTATCACTGGTTTGCATCACCGCCTCCAAACCGAGAATTAAACACCCGGGAAGCCATAACCTTCACTTGCTCTACGCCAACAAAACCGAGTGCGCCGCCTATAGCAATCGACAGGGACTGCGGAAGGTTGAAGTAATCAAGAGCTGACACAGCAGTAAGGGTCAGAGCTCCACAGATTGCCCCCTCAAGGAGCATTTTCTTCCAGCCGCCACCGCCGTAAGCGATTCGCAATGCGGCCATGGCAACCGATAGCAATACGGCACCCATCGGCGTTTCGCCACGCCACCAGCTGTGGAGTAGTTCGATAAACTCCGTCCAGGATTGGGGATCGTTATGCATTTTCATAGTCTCTAACCTCCGGCTTAAAAGCGGGGGCTGTGTGTTTGAAAGGGGTAAGGCCCTCGGGACGATTTAACAAGTAGGCGTGTCGATGATGATTCCCGGGACCTGAAATAAAAAAACCCGGCGACAGGCCGGGAAGATGAGGGCAAGTTAATGTCGGCTCTCTGGCCGAAAATACCCTGGCTGGGTTTGGCTCGCCTGGCTGGATTCGAACCAGCGACCAACCGCTTAGAAGGCGGTTGCTCTTTCCTCTGAGCTACAGGCAAATCATTGAAATCTATTTACCAGGCTGCGCCTGATGCTTATCAAGCATTTCTTTTATCCACGCTTGCAGGACTGACTTATCTCTGCCGCTCGAATAAAATATCTTCCCGTTGATGCCTACCGTGGCATCATATCGACCGCTTTTTCTCAGGTGAATATTCCCCTTGCTTTTTCCAGCCATACCAACTCTTTTGTATGGCTTCCTGTTCCTTGCCTGCAAGTATTTATCAGCAAGTCGCAAGTTTGATATTTCATTGTTTCCTGGATTTCTATCAATGTGATCGATAGTCATGCCTTGCGGTATTTCGCCATTTGCAATAGACCAAACCACTCTATGAGCTCCATAGCTAATACCAGCAATTTTAACTTGGTAATAACCGTTTCCAACTTTGCTACCAGCTGGCATCCCACATTTTATTCTGTGGTTTGGGGCAACCATCCACCTCAATCCGGATGGAGACTTAGGGTCTAATTCGAAAATTCGACGAACCTCTTCCAGAGGGATGCTTATAGTTTTCATGCGTATTTACCTATAGAAACGAGCCTCGCTGCCCAGAAAACCGCCCACAGAGAGGCCGCCGCCTTTAGCGATTATCTCCGAGGTTCGTTTCTGTAGGGCTCTGTGTTGAATTTGCGCCGGGCATGGCGTGAGATTTACTTCAGGAAAATAAAAAGCCCCGCGTGATTGCGAGGCTTGAATTTTTTTGGCTTCGGAACGACTGAACGGATTCCCAGCGTTAGAGATGAATCTATCCAGTTTTT